AATCCTCATGGCGCTGTTCTACACGCCGCCCGAGGTCAAGGGCACGCGCGGCTCGTTCGACTGGAACCACACCATGCTGGCGTCGCAGGATGGCGTGACCACCGACCACGTGCGCGAGTTCCTCGACATGGCCATCCCGGCGATGCTCAAGCTGCGCATCAGCATCGACGAGGACCCTGCGTTGATTGCTGCCATGAGGGCGAAGCAGTGAGCAACTGGCCGGTGCCGAAGTTCGGTTACGCGCAACACGTAAAGATCGTGCCTCTGGACATGGTCGAGGCGCGCGTCGTCGACCTGCACTTCTTCGGTGTGACGAGCACGGTCGAGTACGACGTGCGTTATTTCCATGAGGGCAAGGAGTTCAAGGTCCGCGTCTTCGAGGACGAACTACTTGCATGAGCGTGCCCACGATGTGGCTTGACCCCCAGACGGGGACTTCGATCCAAGTCAAGCAGACCTTCGAGACGATGTTGGCCCCCGAGGTTGGGGCCAACATCAAGGACATCGCCTGTAGCTACAACATGATGGACGACTGCATCGAGTTCGTCGTCACCCGCCGGGACAACCGGCGCGCCCGCCTGTCCATTGGACGGCACAAGCTCGACAACCACGAGCCCCGGACGCTGATACAGGCGTTCCACGACGACCCCACCCAACTCGCCAAGTTGATCCTGTTCCTCGCTTGAGCTAGGGTCTAGGCTGCTGGCGGCTGCGGAATGTCGGTTCAAATCCGGCCACCGTGCTTTGGACATTGCTTCGGTGTGTAAGCGACTGGTAAGCGGAGCGGTCGCCAGCGCCTAACGGGGAGACCGCCATGCCCTTCGACGCCATGCCTCTGGCCTTGCCGGTCTACGAGGAAGCCTACGTCGCCTCGATGTTCAGGCGGCTGTTGCCCGGTGCCGTCGTCGAGTACAACAACTACATTCTCGAACGCACCAGAGCCCAGTGGCAGGTCCAGATGGGCTCCCTGCTGATCGCGAGCCCCGCCGACGCCGCGATGCCCGCCTATGAGAAGGGCTACGTCTCGGAGTTTTATAACGGCCTTGTGCCGGGCGCGACCGCCGCCTTCAATCAGTACATCCTGTCGCGCACGCCAGCGCCGTGGCAGGACAGCATGGCGGCCTATCTGGTGGGCTTCAATGCCGCGACCGACGCCGACGTTGTGCTCTGGGTCAACCAGATGATCGCCGACGGCACGGTGGTGACGCCGCTCCGGCAGCAAATCCTGTCGTGGTTCACGCGCGCCGAGAAGGACGCGGGCGTGTGGGCGCTCACCGACGACTACTGGATGTTGTGGGGTGAGAACGTCACGCAGGCGCGCCGGTCATTCAAACAGCTTCGTCTCGTGACCGAGGTCAATAGTCCGGTGTTCGCCAACAACCGGGGCTATGTGTTCCTCTCGGCCGAGACCAAGTACGTCAACTCGAACTTCATCCCGGCGACGCACGCGGTTCAGTTGAAGAACACCGGGGGTCGTATCGAGGCCTACGTGCTCGGGTCGGTGGGCAGCAATGGCTACACCTTCGCCGGGCGCAGCGGTCTGACCAACAACACCTACCTACGCACCCGGTCTGCCTCCAGCCTTGCGCTGGTCGGGCTCACCTGCAACGTGCAGACATCCCTCATACCCATGGAGAACAATTCTCCGCAGCGCCTGATCGGTGGCCAGCGTACCGGCAACGCGGTGTCTTTCTACCGCAATGGTGCCGTGCTCGGCTCTCTGGTGGCGACGACGCTCGACAGCACGCTATCGACGCAGCCGCTCTACATCGGCTGCGAGAATGCGCTGGGCGTCGCGCAGACCTTCATCACGCAGGAAACCGGCTACCTCGCCATCGGCGCGCAGCTTTCGGCGGCTCAGTTGCTGGCGCACTACACCAACGTGCAGACCATGGCCTCGATGATCGGCATCGCCTAGGTCCAGCCAGCGGCCGACACCGGGGTACGCGCCGTGCTACGGCGGCCCCGCAGCATCCGCGCAATCGACCGCGCCGTGTTGCCCAAGGTCGCCATGGTGCCGTACTGATGGGCGTCGGCAGGATGCGACCAGCGGTTCTTGTCGGGCATCGGCTTGGAGATTTCGAGGTTGGTCTTGGAGTAGCGGTACTGGCCGTTGACGCCTTGCACCAGCGTCGGGCAGCGGCCCTTGTCGAACACCATCGCCGGACCGCCGTCGCGCTGCTGCAGGAGGTAGAATTCGACCGCCCGCAGGCGGCTGTCCATGTCGTTGGCCCCGGCGGGCATCGCCGAGAAGCCCTCCTGCCGTAGCACGTCGGCGGCGTTGATCTCGTCGTACTGCGACTTCGCCATGCCTGCAGGATCGAAGCAGACCACGACGGGCAGGCCACGATAGCGCTCGTGCATCAGGGCCGGGCGCAGGTTGTTACGCAGGTGCGCGCGCAGGCCAATGTCTTCGCCCTTCACTTCTTCGAGCACCAGCACGCGGCCCCGGTAGTCCAACTGCATGATGATCGACCACGGGTCGCGCCCGCAGTCCTGCCCGACGTAGAGCGGCATGTTGGGCGCGGGGTCGAGCGTCTGGGCGCAGTGGAAGTTGTAGCGGAACGAGCCCGCGTACACCGCCGAGCCCGACGGATCGGGGCTGAACTGGGCGTGGACGTAGCGCTTCACCCAGTTTGGGTTCGACGACTGCGCGGCGCGCTCGTAGTAGTGGCGGCCTGCAGCGACGCGCAGCGGATGGTCGATGGGCAGCAGCAACGTCTCGGGCGTCTGCAGCAGCCAGTTCAGGTTCTCGGCTTCGGGCGTGAGGCCGCCGGGTTGGATGAACACGTCCCAGTCCTTGGGCGGCGCGATCATGGTGTCGTGCCAAGGCGTGCCTTCGGGCGGCATGTTCGTGTCGATCACGACGCCGTTCCACGTTGCACCGCCGTCGCCCGGCGCGGGGTAGCGACCGCAGCGGGATGAGATCGGGTCGATGAGGTCGCGGGCGATCTCGATGCCTTCCGATACCCACGCACCGGTAAGCTGCATCGACAACAGGCGTCGCTGATCCTCGGGCTCCTCCAAGGGGATCAGCACCCACTCCGAGCGCACGTCGCCGAAGTTCAGGTACACCGTGCTCTCGGACACCTTCCAGCGCGCGAACCCGCTGAACCAATAGGTGATGTCCTTCAGGACCGTCTGCTTGAGTTGAGACAGGGTCTGGCGGGCGATGGCATACCGCGTGTAGCGGTAGCCATCGAGCGCCGTCGACTGCATCAACGCTCTACGCAGAAGCTCGAAGATGATGCCGGTGGTTTTGCCGGAGCCGATGGGTCCGGCGATCAGGCGGATGAACTTGGTCGAGTTCATCAGTTGCGAGACGGTCGGCGGCGCGTGGTAGTTGATGGCGACCATCAGGGCACCGGCTGCTTGTCGACGAGGACGGCTTCGCCCTCGACGACCTTGGGCTGCACGTCGGCCTGCTGGTAGGTCTGCTTCTGTCCGCCGATGTAGATGTTGAACGTGAGGCCGGAGCCACCGCCGCTGGCGACGCCCGGCGGCAGCGCGCCGAGCGGTACGACCTCGCCGATGCCCGCCATCTTCGACGCCCATTCGAGTGCTCTGATCTTCGCCGCCAGCGGCTGGTTCTTGTCGTGCAGCATGGCGTAGACCTCGGGCAGCGCCTCCTCGATCATGGCACCTGCCTTGAGCTTGATGCGCTCGACCGCCGCCATGGGCGTGCTGGCGTTCCAGATTTCGAGTTCTTCTTCGAGCCGTCGTTGGAAGATCGTCGAGTGCAGGACCCGCTGGTACTGCTCCTCGGTGATCTTGTAGTTCTCGCAGATCGTGTCGAGCGGGAGCAGGTCTCGGGCGATCTCGCGGGCTAGCCTGAACACGGTCAGTTCACTGAGATCAGGCGGTTCGGCCGCTTCGGCGACTGTCATATCGGGCATTGCGCAAAACCTCCATGCCGCGTAATTTAGTGACCCATCATAAGCTGACGTACAGGATGTAGTCGAATGGTCGAAGCAGCCATCCCTTTCCCTGCACGTTCACCCGGCTTCGTGCGCACCGTCTCGAACGCCGAGATGGACGCTTCCGAGAGAGCTTCACAAGACGCGGCGCGCGCCGCGCAGCCGATCACCAATCAGTACGTGGGTCTCGCTGGCTACATCAGGCAGCAGTGGGACATGATGGTCCGACATCGCAACACGGTGAACGGATGGTCAGACAGACTGCTGGCGTCTCTCCGTGCCATGCAGGGTCAGTACGACCCCCAGAAGATCGCTGAAATTCGCAAGTTCGGGGGGTCGGAGGTCTACGCAAGACTGACGGCCGCAAAGTGCCGGGGTGCAACGTCGTTGCTCCGTGACGTGTACCTCGGCGCTGACCGGGCGTGGGGCCTGCAGGAACCCGACGACCCTGCCATCCCAGTCGAGAGCCTAGACGCCATCGAGAAGCTGGTGACGCTCGAAGTCCAGTCGGCGGCGCTGGGCGCACCGCCCGTGAATGGCATGCCGCCGATCCCGCCCGAGCCACCCAACCCCGACAAAATCCAGAAGCGCGTTTTCCAGTTGATGCAGGCGGCCCGAGAGGCGGCCAAGAAACACGCGCACGAGCAGACCTTGATCGCCGAAGACAAGGTCAACGAGGTCCTGACGCAGGGCAACTTCTACAACGCACTGGGCGACGTTCTGATCGACATCCCGAGCTACCCGTTCGCGGTCCTGAAGGGACCGACGGTGCGGATGGTCATGGACATCGAGTGGCAGAACAAGCAGCCCATCCCGACCAAGCGCGCGCGGCTCTGGTGGGAGCGCGTCTCCCCATTTGACCTTTGGTGGACACCGGGCGTCAGCGACATCGAGAGCGCCGAGATCATCCACCGCTTACGTGTGACACGTACCGACCTCAACGATTTGATCGGCCTGCCCGGTTACAACGAGGCCAACATCCGCGCCGTGCTGCAGAACTACGGCACGAGCGGTCTGACCGAGAACTGGGACAGCACCGACGCGTCGCGCGCCGTCATGGAGAACCGGGAGAACCCGGTGATGAACCTGTCGGGCCTGATCACGACGCTCGAATTCCACGGCAACGTGCAGGGTCGCATGCTGCTTGAGTACGGCTTCAGCCCGCAGCAAATCCCCGACCCGCTGCGCGACTACGCGGTGCAGGCGTGGCTGATCGGCCAGTACCTGATCAAGGTGCAGCTTTCCCCGTCGCTCCGTCGGCGCAAGC